TTTGGCTCAGGTAGTTTGTTTACTACTTCCACTATGGATTTGTGTTGTTTACCATAACGATAGTGGTACTCATCGTTCAATGCGTTAGCATAACAATGAGTCCACTCAAAGTTATCCAAGCTCGACCTAACCCATATCGTACACGGATGATTATACATCATTGGTAAGTATGGCGTGAGCGGTCGCTGGTCAAGCGGTAGGTGCTTAATCTTGGCTTTCTCACTATTTAGTACCTCACGTTCGTCCTTGTCAAGCGCACGGGGTACAAAACCTAGTTTGGCATCAATCCATATCGCAGTACATAAGAGTTGTGCTGCCTCGAGAGGCATCTTTACTATGTGCTTGTCGACATGATACTCTGCGCATTTGTCTAGGTCTTCATCTAAATAAAATAAATTCATTACGCTATCCAGCACTTGTACTTAGGACACTCGCCATTCTCTGGCTGTACTGCTGTCCCACAGTGTTCGCACTCTCCGTAATGATACTTGTCAAACTCTTTTGTTTCTGAGTTCCACATGTTTACAATTTTGTTTTTGTTTGTTTCTGTATTTTTCATATGTATATTATACTAAATTTGAAACCATCTGTCAAGTACTATTTTTTAACTCCATAAACGCAGCATGTGACCATTCCACATTATCAGTTACTAAACTCCACATATATGTAGACCCAGTACTCATAAGTATATCACAGCGCTGGTTTCCATAGGCACATATGTACTTTGTCTTTTGATAGGGTACTATATACTCAGGGTTGACATTACGCATTGTAAGTTGCCAGTTGTCGTAAGTATTCGGTAAGAGTATGATTGGATGCTTCATTCCATTCTTAAGAATGTCATTGCGCAAAACGTCATATCCGTCCTGCTCCTTTCTATGGGAAACAGGACAGAAAATGTCCGTAGCATGAACCATCTCAGGTTCATACTTTCTCTCTACTAATTCAAAGTCTATAAATAATCTTGCTGTTATCACTTTCCAAATGCTCTTCCTGCTTCACTGATTCCAAATGCTCCGAGTGTAATCACTACGAGACTTGTGAATATGGTGTCACTAATTACTAAGTCCTGTCCCCAGAACGCTGTTATTAAATCACACCCAGCAAAAACAATAAGCATAAAGAACGCGATGAAGCCAATTATAGCTTTTTCATTAACATCGTTGTCGTCCAAAAATAAATCCATAAACTTTCGTTTAGGTGGTGCAAGTCTTTTCTTAGCTGCTGCAGCCTCGAGTTGCATCTCCTTTATCATATCTTCAGACTTGTCTAGCTTCTCAATGAGAGCCATGTACTTGTCCAAATCTATTTCAACTTCGTTTCGTGAATTATCAGTTCCTTCTGCCATAGTAATCTCCTATGGTTTCCAGTTATACCAATTCCTCCTATTATAGGGTCTGCCTACACTTCTTTCTTGGAAGTGAAAGCTAATTGATATTCTTGGGCTTAGAGTATCAACTCTATGGTACTTACCTTTCGGTATGTATAGTAGGTCGCCGTCATTTAAGTCTATTACTTCTTCCAAAGTAGCAGTTTCTCTGCGACCCCCTTTTACTTCAAACTCTTCATAAATGTACCAGCGTACTGTGCCTGATACATGAAACAAAAAGTTATCAGTCGAATCTGCATGAATCGGAAAACAGTGTGCATCTCTAGATTTACTACAATATAGATTTGCTTGTCCAACACCGTAGTGTTTTTCAAAGTCTTGGCACTGCTTCCACATAGTTTCGTTTAGGAACTCACTTAGCGTAAGTATAAAACTACTTCCATTATTCCACAGATTCCAAAGTTCTGTGCGTGATAATTTTTTCTTGTCTTTCTTCTTACACCACTTGTTTCCATCAGGTAAAACTACCTGTAACTGTGGTGTTCTATCCCATTGTCCAATATTCATTTGATTGAGATAGTTGTCGAGTTCTTCCCAACTAAAATGTTTTGAGAAAGGATTGTCCTCTCTCTTAATATAAAAATGTTTCTTCCCCTTGTATTTCAGATGAAACTCATCAACCCCGATGGGACTTATTAGCTCTTCAAACTTCACTAAGTTTCTCCAATTGTTTTACTTCTCTTTGGTACTTCCAATATACTTCCATTATGTCCTGTCTTTTGTGCGTTGCTTTAGCGTGAGGAGAGTACTTCGGATGCCAAGGTTGATAGCTAAGTGCTGTAAGATGTACTTGCCAAATCTCTTCTAGTTCAAAATGTACTTTCGTTATATCACTTATATTATTAGTCTTGTATGGATAAGCTGTATCACACCCGTCGAAGCTGTTCCATCTAGCATCAATCTCATGTACTATATGTTCACTCTTTTTTCTAAAGGGAGAACCAATACTTTCCATAAATGACCACTTATAAGTTCCATCCCATTGAGCTTGTTCTTCTATAGAGTGTACATGTTCTTTTGCTTTTTCACAATCTATTAGCATAATACTATCACACCACCATCCTCTTTCTTGTGGGGTGTCTTTGTGCCTTACATTATTCATTTGTAAAGAATCCCAGACCATGCCAAAAGGTTTCCCTTTCAGGTCTGTTCTCCATAAATGAAATATATCTCTGAAGTTTATCATATCACAATCTGTGTACAAAGCTCTGCCTTTGAATCCACACAGCTCTGGTATAGCATACCTGAAGCAAGTGAAGGGTGTTCCCCAACCTTTTCTTTTCCATGTAGGAAACATACTTGGTCTTAGCCATGTAACTTCTACAGGATGATTTGTATTCTTTAATATGCTATATAAATATACTTTCTCTATTGTAGGGTCAAAGTTTTCACTTGTTCCAACAAATAAGCGTATAGGTTCTTCGCTATTGAAATCTAAAACAGCCTTTTTAAAGTGGCCTGTTATTTCATTAGTCATCATAGTATGTGACATGTAGTATTATATCTCCTTCTTTTATGTGTACGTTCATATTCCATAAGTTACCCACACTCTCAACGTCGCCCTCTTTCTGAGGTTTCCACTCTAGTTGTCGTTTATCCCATGAATTTAACTTATAATCATTAACTTCTAGTGATTGGCATAGCTTTTGGTAGCTTTTACCTAGTATTATATCAGTATCTCCTTTGACTATATAGTATGCTTGTCTGGTTTTTCGGGCTTTAGGTAGAGCTATTCCTTTATCTGTACCTTTAACTATAACTATTTTTTCTATTGTTTCCTTAAACTCACCTTGGGTACTGATATCTTCCATAACAGTATTACCATGAGTTCTCCAGTAAGGATAAGTACAGTTATATACTTCGATATCATACTTAGGTGGGAAGTAATGCCACATTAAATATGTATCACAGAAAGGAAACTGAGCATCACGCTGAGGGTCCATCCACTCTACTACTTCATTACATAGGTCTGTTATACTTTGTGGTACTACCATACTTTACTTTCTCCTCGTATAAAACATACTAATACATCTCTTAGTCCTGATACTAGTGGAGTGCTTTCGTGCATATGAAATGCTGTGAATATTGTTAAACTGCCTTTCTTCTTCATTGTTTTAAATTTGTGTCTAAATTGGTTTGGAGGTGTCTGTTGTCCCCCTAATAAATCTCTTTGGTTGAAGGACTCAGCAATCTCTAAGTCTCCTCCTTCGTACTTATCACTCAATTGTACACTAATACTTATCTTTCGCATCGATCTTCGTGTTATTATGTGATTTAAGTAAGGTCTGCAATCTCTATGTGCAGTAAAAAATTGTCCTTTCTTTTTATATCTTACTATATTAAATTCGTGATGGTCAGATAAAATAGGATATAAATCAAACTTATATGTTCTATCATTGTATGAATCGATTGCATACTGTAGTTTGTACCTTAACCATTCAGGTACAGTTGCACCTCCAAGTCTATCACAGTCTCTCAGAGACTTATCTAGTCCTCTGTATCTTGTAGTTGCTGGTTTGAATTGTTTGGTTTGGTGGGAATAAAAGTCTTGTATCTCATTATCAGACAGGAAGTTCTCTATGTGTCCGCATAGGTCTGATGTATTATTCTTGTCTTGACTGAGTACTAAGTTCATCTTTTATCATTTGTTTGATTTCGTTTTTAAATTGGTCGTATGAATCGAATTCACACAAGTCTTTAGGAGGATGTGAGTCATGTTCTAATGCTACTACTCTGTCCTCTAATTCTTCTAGCCACTCTTCACATTCTCCGAATCGTGCCTGTGCTGGTTCGTTCTTGTCGAACCACTTGGAGTGTTTCTCCATTGCTCTTTTCCATAAAAGCATCTTTATAAATCTAACCATGACAAGTGCTTATAAATGTAGCAAAAGCATTCGCTTGGTCGTGGTATCTACTAGGTATGGATATATCAAACACTATTCTTGGACTATCGCCCATGTTTCTATCACTAATCCATGTACTATCGCCGTCTAGCATACCTGTTACACAAGTCCAGTCTTTAGTAGTACTAGGATTATGTTGGTCTACTACTTTTGTACGTTTACCATCTTTGATAAAGTTTGTAAAGCCATCCTCACTATTATGTATAAATCTAAAGAAGTGTCTAGGTCTATCTCCTCCATTACTCCATGCAGTCCATCCTGTTGCTGGGGGTTGGAATACCATACTGTCCCAGTACCATGCTTGATTATCAGTTAGTTGTCGTACTGAACCTAAGAATACTGAACTTCTTTGTTTGAAGTCTCTTGATATAGCTCTACCAGCATAATCAATAGAATTACTAGGTTTAGGATATCCATTGTCTGATTCATCAGCCATCTTTTCTCTTAAATCAGCCGCTGTTGTCTTAGGTAATGGCTTGTATGTCCATCTATGGGGTAATCTATAGAAATCTTGTGCTAATAAATCTAACCTCTGGATTATCTGGTGTTCTTTAATCGGTATTTGTTTCATTGGTTGTCACTTCTCTATAGTATATTACTACTTCTTTGAGTTCACGAATATATCGTTTTAACTCTTGAGTGTTATATGCCATTAACTCATAATCTGGTACTGTCATGGCAAAAAATACCACTTGTCCTTGGTCTTTTTCTACTCTTGCTAAAAATTCTTCTATATTTTTCTCACTAACTACATACCAATAAGGTTCTTTTAAGTCTATTTCTCTTGGCAGTACTGGTTGTGCTATATTCCTTTCAATAGGTTTTGCACTAACCTCTAATGTCTTTGTTGGTAACAGGCTGCACGACGATACCATCATCAGCAGCGTCAATGTCACGGCTATCTTGTTCGATTCCATCAAATACCTCTTTTGTTGCTTTGTTTACTCTAGGTTCTATTAACCCAGGCTTTGCTGCGGCAAGTTTAGTTAAACTGTGCCTTTTAAATATATCAAGATAACGATTCATTTCTTTCTGTGCTTCCTGACTTTTAATTTGTAATTCGTTGAGTTTGCCTGTCTGTAAGGCAAAGTCGTTTTGTAGTGATGAGATTGCATCTTCTTGCAGTTGTACTGCATTTTCTAATTTTGCATTATTTTGTGTAAGTGTGGCGTTCTCATTCCATAACCAATAGGTACTTAGACCTAGTGATAGTATAATTGCTAGGAGAAACTGATACATAACAGTCCTCCAATGATTAGTCCCTTACCAAAACATATCCAATACATTTGATATAGACTTAGTCCATACTTTACTTTTACTTCGTTTATGAACTTCATATGTTTAAGTTTGAGTTTTTCTATCATAATTGCTCTATCTTGTAGTTAAGACCATCTGCGCCTCGAATCTCTACTACTTCCTTGTCCTCATTGAGGAACTTTAGGTATTTAGGTTGTTTTTTCAAAAATTTACGAACTATATAAGTTGTATCATCAGCGTCACCATATACGGCATTATAACTAACAGTTAGCTTATATCTTGTCGAGAAGTAACTAAGTATTTTTAACCAAATCTCTTTTATGTCCATTTCTTATTTTCAAACAGAAGACCCTCTGCTTCTCTACGGCGAATAAGTCCTTCAAGAACCTTACCACCTGCTTTGTTCCATCTTGCCATTTGAGCTGGAACTCCTTCATAATCACCTGCATTTAGTACTTTTAGCATAGTTGATGCGTTTAAGTTTCCATTGCCTAAATTGAATGTCCAACTGACGAGTGCGTCAAATTGATGTTGTTGTAATGGTACTGTGACAGCTGCTCTTACATAGTCTTCGTACTCTATAATTTCTTCAACAAGCAGTGAATCTGCTTCTTCTTGTGTGATTGTTTTGCCTTCTACAGCAGTTTTTATATGACCATAACCTATTGTCCATACACCAGCAGCACACTTATATGCTTCTAGTTCACACCCTTCAAAGTGTTTGATTAAGTCTAGTCCTTGTTCTGATATTTTCATTTGTTTCCTTATAGGTGTAGGGACTCCAAAGAGTCCCCACAGTCGTTGACAGTTTATACGAGATATGATATATTCATTCCGATTACACTGACACCAAAGCACATTAAGAGCATTTGGTTCATTGCTTCGCAGAATTCTCCATTCTCACATATTGTATCACGAACTTTGATAGCTATTGCTTTCATTTTAGTTTATCTCCAAGATTTTCCTCTTAGAATCTGGAGTTCGTGATAAGTTGATTGTCAGTAACCCGTCTTGTAGCTGTACCTCATCTACCAACAGGTCGGCGTTTAGAATAAACCTTCGTTCAAAAGATTTTAGACTAAGACCTTGATGAACGAAATCTTCATCATCACCTAGTTTGTGTTCTTTTTTACCCGTTATCTGGAGTTCTTTGTTATCAAAGATTATCTCCAATTCTTCTTTTTTCCAACCTGGAACTGCGACTTCTATACGATAGCCCTCGTTCCTTGCTATTAAGTTATATCTAGGATATGCTGTGTCCGTATACGACGGCAGTGTAGGCATATCCAATCCAAGCCAAAATTTACTTAAATCTATACTCATTTTTTTCTCCATAATTCCTTTTCAGTAAATATTCACGCCTCCTTTCGGTAGACGCACCAATTTGTAAGTCAAAACTATGACTTACAGAATAATTATATCAAATTTTAACCTTGATGTCAAGAACTATTTTTCAGAGTCATCAAACTCTATGAGTCCCTTCTCCTCTAAATAGTCTACCGTGGTTTGGATTCCAATTTGTTTCCCTATGGTATATGCACAAGCTATGCACATAATTAAAAATATTATTTCACTTATTTCATTATTTATCATAAACATATTATAGCAACTTTGTAACCTCCTGTCAAGGTAAATCTATACCATTGCTGAAAATAGTACTTGACACTACCTTTTAAATTTAGTATAATATCTGTATGAAATATAAAAAAGCAATAGAACATTTGAGAAAAGCGTTCGAGGAACTTCCTGAAGGCGTTGAACTTACAAAAGGTGGAGTCGGAGAACTTGCACTCGCAAATCATCTCGGTCATACACTTGTAGATGGAGACAAAAACGCTGATGCCTTTGATGAAGAGGGTAAGCAGTTCGAGTACAAAATTTCTCATACAAATCAATTTAATTTTAACTTTGGAACTCGAGCAATGCAGAACGGAATGACTTGGCAAGAGAAGATTTCCACAAAAGTAGACTCATGGGAGGGTGCTTACTGTGCTAGAATAGTCGGAGTAAATGTAGAGGAGGTTGCCTACTGCGATAGTGCAACATTGAAAACATACTTTCTCGAACACTTTAGCAACACAAAGGGACAACTGCTCAACAAGAACTTTCGTATGCAGAGTTTTCAACAACTAAAAAATAGTTCTTGACATGCAATCAAAATTGGAGTATAATACAGGTATGAAGAAATGGACACTAGAGCAATTGGAGTTTTTAAGAAGGCATTACAATGAGATGCCACTCAACGAACTCTGTATAAAACTTGACAGAAGTGAGAACAGCGTTGTCGCTAAGGTCTACTACCTACGCAAGAGAGGATGGACATTTACAAGGAGAACAGATGCCAAGTGTTAATCTAAAAGGAATGAGCTTCGAGAAAGGACTTAGAATATTCCGAAAGAAGTGCATGAGAGCCGAAATCAAAGAGAGATGCAGAGAGAAACAGTACTATGAAAAACCCAATGCTAAAAGAAATGCAGCGAATAATTATAGGAAGCGTTCACGACAATTGGACAAACTGAAGGCAGAACAACTCGAAATAAGAAAGAAACGATTACGCAGATGAAGAATCTAACCAACGCCTTGGACTTTTTAATGTGCAATCCTAAAGAATTAGTACATCCCATAGACCAAAACTTTAAATTTAGATGGTTATACTGTTTTTATGTTCAAGATGGTACTAAAAAGAAACTTAAAATAGGACATTCGTGCAATCCTGTCAAAAGAAATAAACAGCAAGGCACTCAATCGGACGACGCTCTCTATTTTGCACTAGGATTTATGGAAATACAAGAAGCGCGTAAAGTAGAACAAGAGGTTTTTCAACAAATAGAAGAATTTGTTGTTCGAGAACCGATACTTGGAATGTCCAAAACACCCACTCACAAAGTAGATTTAGATTTTAAACATTCATATGCCTTTTCTGGTGCGACTGAAACTTTCATAATTCGTCATGAAATTGATTTCAGTAAGATACTTTATGTACTTCAAGAAGTCACTCTCCAATCATACCTTAAAAATGCTGGAAGTCTGGAAGACCTTTCCAATTTAATTGCACATACAAATTCAATTCCTACTGAAAAAATAAAAAATATTTACGATATCTAAACTTATACCAATCCACTTTATCATACCCCTGAGAAAAACAATACTTGCATTATGTTGAAAAGTATGATAAAATAAATACATAATTTGATTATATAGTCAATACAAACTACCGATTACACTCGTTAGTCCTAACTGATGAATGACGCCATAGCGAAATGAAATGGAGTCTTGGCGGAACATCTAATCTGGGACAATGATAGAGTGTTAATTGTATAATCCAATCAACAAGATACAACCAAGTATCGACTAAACTCAACTCATGAGTTTATAAATTCTACTATAATACTTAATTACTAAAAACTTATCTCAAACTAACGTAACTTCCACCAACCGAAATTTTTTTAAGCAATAAAAAAGGGACATAAAGCCCCTCTTGTTTGTGTAAATTTTCCCTCTAGCCGTCAAAACCATCCATCTTTCGACCTAGGTACTCCTTCTTGTTGTACCATTCTTAGTCTCTTTACCGAAATGGTTTCTCTATGCTCGTCTCCGAACTTTAGTCGTGCCTGAACCCCGCTGGGACTGTCGATAAGTCCCAATACTTCGGCATATTTTCCATGCTTTGAAGTTAATTTATCATCTAGTATTTTTGCTACTCTCATATGCTTTCCCTTAATGCTTTTAATGCTGACTTGGGTGCTTTTTCTAGTCCCACTAAGTCTGCTGGATTTAATTCTAGTAGTTCAGTTAATTCTGCTACTAATTCTAGTTTGGTGACTGGTTTCTCACCCGTTTTGGTTGTGTATTCAGTCTTTTTATACACTCCTTCTCTTGATAGTTTTCCTATAATAGATTTTACACTCTTGTTAAGTTCTTCTGCTAGATTTTCCACTGTATCTCTATCAGGATTAAGTCTATATTGGTTAACTATATACTCTACTTGGTCTTGTGTGTAGTTTACTGCCATTTTGTATGGTCCTCCCATTGATTCATTAGAATTCTTACTTGGTTCTCACTAGAACCCCACTCTTCTGCTGCTATTCTTATTGCTTCTTCAGTTCCGTACTGCTGTTCCCAACCATAGAACTGTAGTTCTTTCTCGTTCATGACTCCTTCCTTTGATAGTTATCAATCACTTCTTCTATAGGTAGTTGATTCTGCACTATAGTTATTCTTTTACCACTTAGTTTATGTACTGCACCATTGTTATAGTATACAAAGTACCCCATACCAAATCCTAAGTCTCCTATACCTCCTTTACACATGTAGTGCTGGGATATTTGATTACCCCAGTCCTCTGCTTCAATGTAAAGACGTCGTTTTTCTACTATGTCTGAATACTGACTCATTAGCAATCCTCCCAAAATTTGTCTGCTATCTCATCTAGCACTTCATTTGGATAGATAGTTTCTCCATCGATTTTGTACTCTCCATAGTAATCAAAATCTTCGTGTTCTGTATCGATACTAGGATATAGTTCGTTAAATGCTACCATGAGTTCATCTGCATCAGTTTCAGTGTAGTCTCCGTCCCAAGCATCCCAAGTACCTTCATCTTCTGTACTTCCAAAGTATTGCTTACCCATGAAGTTTCTGAACTCATCTTCATAAGTCATACTTGCATTTATTTCAGTTTTGTACTCGTTTGCGTAGAACTCAATTATGTTTAGCACTAACTCATGAGGTTGTCTCCATGCACTGTACCCAGCGATGATACCATCTTGCATTTCCTCAATGTGACACCATTTAGCACCTACATTGTCACAGTACCAGTCGTATGAGTTCTCTAGATAACCATCTTTGTCCAATCGTTTTTCTACTTTAGACATGAATGGTTGGTGTTCTATTTCTACATACTCTGTTATTTCCATATCATTGTCATTAAAGTCTTTGATAGTTCTTTTCTCAGTTTTAACACTTTTGTTGAACTGTTCGTCTTCTATTCCTTCTATATGTATTGTAAAATGTACATGATTTGCCATTATATGTCTCCCTCTGCTCTTACTTCTGAGCGTATGATTTCAAATCCATTCGGATATCTACTCTCTAGTTTGTTAATGTTCTCGTCCATTACTTCGTCTGGAGTAAACCCAAGTGCTATACACCCTTGAACCCAGTACCAAAGTACGTCACCCAACTCTCTTTTCATGTGAAAAATCTCATCACTTGTGAACTGTGTATTGTTCTGAAATACTTTCTTTTTCACTACCTCAGCAAACTCACCTGACTCTGCCATCATTCCTATCAGTGCAGTCATCAATCTTGCCATGTCGATTTCACACTCTAACAGTTTACCATCTTGCATTGTGTGTTCGCCCATTAGTTTATCTAGTCTATCACACATTTTAGTAGTATCTTTACTAGTATCTGATGTACAGGAGTCTACAAACCTTGCGTAATCGTTAATCTTACTCATTATGCTACTCCTCCAGCGATATCGCTTATGAACTTCTCTAGTTTTTCTACTTGTTGCTTGTCAAAACCTAACTGTAGGTCGCCACTGCTAATCCATCTGCCGTCTTCTAACTCAATGTCCATATGTTCTACGCCATTTCTAGCAGGACATTCCCAGTGGTCAAACTTCTTAGTTGTATTTTGTGGGTATGCTATTCTCTTTATTGTACTACCATTCGCTCGCATACCAACAGCGTAGTGTTTGTTATATTTATTTGCCAATGTCTTTTACCTCTTTCTTTGGTATCACTTGATATGCACCTTTGTTATAAGCAATAGATACCGTGTACTGCTTTGATACTTCTTTTTTATACGAGTTGTCTACTGGTACTTTGTACTCTCCGACTGGCATACTTGGTATGCTACTCGTTTCCTTAAATTGTTTAGTTGCTACTGCCTCAAAATTTGGCTTCGCTTTCTTACTAGTGTATAGTTTCTTTACTTTACGTTTACGCCCATACTGGTCATACATCATACTGCCCTTTCTCATAGTATTCTCCCTAGTATAAAAACCTGTAGAATTAGCACTAATACTGGTACTACTGTTCTTACTAGTTCAAGTCTATGCTTCATGTCTCTGATGTCATCTTCCAGACGCTTTGCTCTTTTAGTCATCTATTTCTCCTTCTAATTTGATTTGATTTAGTTCGCATACTCTGTTTAGTAGTAGTTCATATTCTGCTGTCAACTCTACTATATGCTCGTTCAACGCTTCCAAGTCATCAAGGCACATTTTGATTTCTTCTTCTTGCACTCTTAGGTCTGACACTAAGCGATTAAGTTCTGTCCTTTCGACTGGGAAGCGTATAACTACCCCCATTATCGTCCCTGTCCTCTGTACTTTTTGAAGGAACGCTTCTTGTTTTTGTTCTTGTTCAAAGAGATGTTTCTGTGTGAGTCTCCCTGTGATGTTTTCTTTACATGACTCTTGTGTACTGCTTTACCACCCCACTTCATGACTGCACCTCCACCCATTCGATTTTGATACCTCTGCGTTGGAGTTCGTTTATGCACTTCACTCTTACTTTAGGTTTGATGTTGTTACCTTTTGAGTTGATGTACTCAAATAGTTCTTCTTTCTTCATAGTGTGCATGTAGAAGTGTTCCATAGGTAATTTACTTGCTGGTACGCCTCTGACGTATTTCTTTGCACTTGGTTTAAATTTTACTGGCATATTGCTCTCCTGTGTTGTATTGTTAAATTGGGGAGGGCATTTTCATCCCTCAGTGTATGTTCAGACATAACCTCCACACTCATTCATCTAGGAAAATGTGGTTTCCTTTTTCTTTTCATATAGATATTATACAGATGTTTGAGAGATTTGTCAAGAACTATTTTGAATTAACATAAAGAATTTTGATGTTAAGTTATTTGAAAGCAAAAAAATGGAGAGAAAAGCGTGGGACTTGCCCTACTACTTCGCTCTCCATCCAAAGTTTTTGTGATTTTTTAAGTGGTCGTGTCGGCATAACTCACGAACCTATCCACTGTGTAACGAGAGGTGATGGATGTTACGAACTTCAATCTACGACTTGCGTCTATGGTATACTGCTCATTTCGCATCACTTCTTTACTAATGTCGACTAATCGAGTGCGAACTTCTACAGTATATCTACTGAGTGAAGGTGCGACCTCCGTTCTCGTTCCAATCTCTTTCCAACTTAATGGTAGCGACAAAATCGTGTCATACTGCCCACTCGTCCCGCAGTATGAAGTGAAAACCTCTTCTGTTTTCTTACTCTCACTCGGCACACTATGTGTACCAGCATATGTGTCTGCTTACTTCCGTGACATCTTGCGATGGCAGACAACGTGGTTTGCTACTTGGTATTTTTCGATTTGACAGCTAAAGCTGAATCGCATCTAATCTACAAGCGTGGTTTCCTCACTCTAGGGTTGATTGTATGGTCATAATCCACCCGTTCCATTACCTCTGCTTTAGTAAACCCGAAGGTCGTAACGCCCATTAAAGCAGTAAAACAAATCGCTTTTATACTATCGAGATAGTGCCGAATTATCTTGCTTCGTTACCTCTGCTTATCGCCTTTGCTTTCGTACTAGGTACTAAGTTCGCAGGACTTATTGAGAGTATCAACTCAAACTATTTACTGACCAGTTCATCAGGTTATGACTCGCTCCTTGCTGCGGAAGGTATGTCTCATAACGACTATCAAAAGCGGACATTATTCACAGTTAACGCAATCTCATATATGTCTAAAGAGCATACGGCAGTGTTTTACGAGTCGCCACTCAGGGTAGAAAACAACTCTCGATTATTTATTCGCTCTCCCTCCTCCGAAGAGTCTGGGGTCACTGCTAAATCATTAATTTTTTCGATTTAGTGTTGTTTTCTTTGTTTCTGAATATATATTATATCCACTTTCTAACCATTTGTCAAGAAGAATTTTGATTTATTTGCTACTTGGTAGTTGTAAATCTAACTCAGTCCCAACGGGTCTTTTTCTTAATTACAAGTATATTATATACACTTTGTAACCATTTGTCAAGAACTTTTTAAGGAGAACTTGAAAAAACTTTGATGAGGGTGTTGGAGTTGAACCAACTACTTCCGTCTCAGTTACTTTAGAGGGGCGTGCTTCCGTAGACACTTACCCTCATCAAAGTTGATTACTTAGGGTAATCAATCCTTGACACTCTTACTGTGAGATTGCGTCAACTAATCTCTGTAGGTCTGCTTTACCTGCTTTCACTAGTGTTGGTAGTTCGATTCCGAAGTGTTCTTGAATCTCGCTTACTAACTCTGCTTTAGCAACTACTGGTTCACCTGATTTAGTAGTTCTAGGTTGTGCTACATAAACTCCCTCTCTTGACAATTTAGCAATGATACTTCTTGTAGTCTTGCCGAACTGTTGTGATAGTGCGTCTACAGTCTCTCTTGTTGGGTTGTCAGTGTATGCTGTAGTCATCTCTGAAACCATTTCTTCTGTGTAATTTTTAGCGTTTGCCATTGTATTTCTCCCAAAATATTTGTTTTTTATTGTAAGTATATTATACTCGATTTTAAGTGTCTTGTCAAGGATATAATCGAAAAACTTTACTTTAGGTTTTGTTTGATTTTTCATTGTTGTCTCCTTTTTTCGTTATAGGTATATTATAGTCGGTTTACCCATATTTGTCAAGAACAAATGCGATTTATTTCTTAGGCGTCGCCCTGCGCCCATGTTATTACCACTCCAGCAATTACACTGAAAGTGAATAGGATTGGACTCTCTGCCCATAGTAATGGTACTACTGCACTTAGAAAAGCGAACATAAAGATTGCGATTAAAACGTATAGTAGTAGATTTTCCATATTACTTTTATCTCCTTTTGAATATAAATATATTATACACACTTTATATATGATTGTCAATAACAAATGTGATTTATTTATCACTAAAACGCAAATTACTTCGGGGGGCGGGACGCGAAACCACCTCGCTTCGCTCGAATTGCCGCGAAAAAACGCAAATTTCCGCAAATTTCTCTTGACACCCGCGATAATCTCTGATATAATATAAATAACCTTATAATAGACTAGGCTCGCTTTGGCACTTCGCGCGGTTTCGTTTCTGCACTTCGTTTTGCCACTTCGTTTTTGCACTTTGGCGCTAAATCGCATTTTTTCGCTAAACCGCTCAACCATGCGGGTTTGCGGGCAATTTACCGCGAGGTTCTACTGTCAGCGCAACCATGCATTGGCGGATAGACTTACGCATGAAGAAAGTTACTAGAAAATTGAGAAAACTCTTGACACACCCGTCAAAGTGTGATAAAATCGGCGCGCTTTGCTCTATAAAAAATAATTGAGTTATTTTCGCTTTACCTATTGACCGATGCGGGTATGACCTGTATAATATATTCCATATTAAGGAGAAACATTATGAAAAAAGTAGAAAAAGCAAAAAAAGTCCACAAAACTAAAGCACAGTTGGTGGCAGAATTAGAGACAGTAGCAAAAGTAGACAAAGGTTTCCTAAACTCACTAGAAAGAGCAAACGCTGAGACAATCAAAAAACTAACAGCACTTATGTCCTAATACAGAACCCGCGAAAGCGGGTTTTTTATTTTCAAAAAAGCTTGACAAAAGCGAAAATCCGTGCTACAATACTAGGGTGGAGGGCGGGATAGCCCTGCAGAGACTTGTGGATAACCTGTGGATAAAGCGGCATGTCACACGAGACTTCACTTTATCACTTCACTTTTCCACTCTGGCGCAGAGCGCCTTCGCTTTTACACTCGCTTTTCCACTCTGGCGCAGGAGAACACTTTTTGTAAATGCAAATCGTTCTGAGAATGATTCTCATTCAGCTTTTTTCTCTGGACAAAAAAAATCCCCGAGGTGGTCGGGGATTGGGTTTTTATATACCTATTAGGAGTAGGTTAAATTCGAGAGAGTCGGAGCAAAATTTTTACTAACATGGTTAATATTAAATAACCAACCCTCTCAAAAAAGGTGGCTCGGCTAAATTCGATATAATCTCCTCTAGCCTTACCGACTCGGCTTGACTTTCCCCCTGTTGCTCTTCGCGTCCCCTTTGGCTGTTAAGTCTTGCTTCGTTCTAAAAATCGTGAGATAATTAGCTTCGCAAACCCTAGAGCAGTTAGTAAGTTAGCCCTTTGCAACAATAGACATTGAGTCCTTGCCATTTCGCTTTATCAGGTTTGGTTGCTTGAATATCTTGATATCTTAGAAGCCGAAGCTTTGCCGATTTAGTGTTTCTCAACCTTCGCCCTTGGGCTAGTTCAAGGGTTAGAGTTCTTTGGCGTTCCCTTAGTTGCCGAAGCGTTGGGGGTGTTCCCTTTCCTCTCATGGGGTTGGCTTTCGCTTTCCTTGTTCCCCTTGAACATATATATATTATATCGAGTTCCAAGAAAAAAACAAGGGTTTTTTCAATTTATTTTCATTTAATTTATTTCATTTATTTTTGAAAAAACCCTTGACATTTCAGAGAACGCACCCTATAATTTATATTATAAATTATAGGGTGAGTCAAGTTTCTTGACATAGCCCAAAAAAAGGGGCGATAAGCCCCTTTATTTTTTGCCCCCTAGGGGCGATTCTAAGCCCCTCTAAGCCGTTTTATTCCATTGGTCAGCATGTGAGACAACTGCTCCTAAATCGGCTAGTGCTTCAAGGTTGCTCCAATTGTCATCAAAAAACCATTTCTCCGAGTCCCTATAACAAGGCAAATTAAACAAGTAGCGACATTGAGCCTTTTTTAGTTCATCATCTTTTGTAGTGTTTCCAATTGGTCTTGAAATAATCCGATCATAATAAATATTGTGCATATTGATAAATTCATAATCCCATTTGTTGAGTTCCCTAGCAGTGCAAAGAATAACCATATCTCCATTCTTATAAACCTGTTGTAATTTGGCATATAGTGGCAAAAGTGAATCTTGAAAAATATAATCCTTAGTGCTTTTTTCTTTCCATAATGGCAAATTAATAAATCCGTTCTCATCATGCTCGGCTCTATGGCTAGAATCAATGATAGTCCCATCTAGGTCAAAAATATAAATCCTAGGATTCAAATTATAGAATCTTTCGCATTGCTTAGTTTTGGTTATGTTTCTATATGTTCGGCTCATAGTACAATCCTTGATAATTGTGCAATCATCATTAAAACAGTTAATATTAAAAGTTC